TAGATCAATCTGAAGAAAAAGAAGACAAGGTGGAGATGTAATGGAACCATCTATTATGGTGGACGCACTTATAGGAATTATATTGTTCCTTGGTGGATGGTTAGTTAAGAGAATATTTTCTCAGATAGACAGGCTACACGCTAGGGTTACAGACCTTGCAACTCAGACTGTTAGTAGGCAAGAACTTGATACCCACATAGATAGAATACTCGACCGTATAGACACGCTTGAGCAAAGACTCTTAAATAAATGAGTGATCTAGAAGTATCTGATAAGACTAGCGTAGGACTTCCATTAAGAAACTTGATAGGTCTTGCTAGTGCTGTAGCCGTAGGAACCTGGGCATGGTTTGGTCTTCAAGAGCGGCTCAATGTACTTGAGACTAATCAAATTTTAATGCAGAAATCTGTAGAACAAAATGAAAATTTTAGAATAAAGTGGCCTAGAGGTGAGTTAGGTGCTCTCCCTGCGGATGCTGAACAGTTTATGTTGTTAGAGCATCTTGCCTCTGAGTTTGACAAGTTGCAAAGCATTATAGAAACAGGTAAGGCTCCGTATGACCAACAGCAGGCGTTAACGCTAGACTTCTTTAAACAACGAATCGAGAATCTTGAGCGTCATGTAGAAACTCTTAAAGATAAAACGATGAAGGCAAGCAATGGAGTGCATTAATGCAAATAACTATGATGGTTCTTGTGTTATACTTGAATGGTTCTGTTATTGAGTTTATGGGTCACCACGAAACTGGTAAAGGATGGGAGCGCATGGGTATTGCGGGATGTTTGCAGATGAAGCGTACTCTTAAACGCAATGGTTGGAAGGACAACTTAGATGGAAGCACAAGGTACGCCTGTGAAAGACGAGATGTAGAGCTTAGAACTAACTGGGAGGGCAACGAAGTTGTTGCTTCAATTAAATGAGCAGACAAAAGGCAATACCTAAAACAACCAAAGGTAAAAACGCTAACTATAGGCCTACTAAGTCTGGCGCAGGAATGACAAAAAAAGGTGTTGCCGCTCATCGCAGGGCAAATCCCGGCTCAAAACTTAAAACAGCTGTAACAGGAAACCCAAAGAAAGGATCAAAAGACGCTAAAAGAAGAAAGTCTTATTGCGCTAGGTCACTAGGGCAGTTAAAAAGATCAAGTGCAAAGACTCGTAACGATCCTAACTCAAGAATAAGACAAGCAAGGCGTAGGTGGAAATGTTAAAGAAAATTAAAAAAGTTTCTAAAGAGTTAACTAAAGCATCTAATATGCATAAAAAACAATCTAATGTTTTAAAAAAATTAGCTAAAGATACTAAAAAGAAAAAGAAGAGAAAATAATGGCTTCTAAACCAAAACCTAACGATCCGTCTAAATGGTCTTCTGCAAAAGCAAAAGCAAAAAGAAAATTTAAAGTTTATCCATCCGCTTATGCAAACGCGTGGGCAAGCAAAGAATATAAAAAAATGGGTGGAACTTGGAGCGGAAAAGACAATAGAGTAAAAAAACGTGGCAAGTAGTAAAGGTGGTCTTGGTAAATGGTTTGGTGAAGAATGGGTTGATGTAAAAACAGGTAAACCTTGTGGCAGAAAAAAAGCTAAATCAAATTCTAAAAGACCATATCCTGCTTGTCGACCTAAAAAAGTAGCATCTAAAATTTCTAAAGCAGAAGCTAAGAAAAAAACAGGTCCTAAAAAAGTTAAGTGGTCTACAACAGCAAGCGGAAAAAAAAGAAAAAAATGAAACACTTAAGAGAAAAAGATGAAACGTATTTGCAACACTTACGAAAAGCAATGTATTTTGCTGGCTGTATGTTGGTTGGGAGTGTGTGCGCTTTGGCTCATGCTCTTGTTCCATGCGTTTTAACTAAAACAACTACTAATCTAATTAATCATATACAATCCAAGTTGGAAGGATAATGAACGAAATTGGTCATAACTCAAAAAGCGCAGGATCAACTAAACCACTTGCTAGAGGATGGAGAGGTTTTAGAAATAGGATTAAAAGGTGGTGGATGCAATGGCCTTATTGTGACTTTAGAGAAAACGATCTCGACAGGTATTACCGAACTGAGCATTGGCGACACTACCAAATTCGCAGATCAGATGTCGCAGACATACTTACAAGGCGGTAGCCTTGACTACGAGGATACAGGATTTTCTAAAACGTTTGTGGTTAACCCAGGTGAAGGTACAGCAAGATGCGGATGTGGTAATAGCATCGCTCTTCCAGAAGTGTAACAACTTTAAAGTTTTTAGGAGATAAGGATGAAAGAAAAATGGAACGCACTATCAGGCAAAACAAAGATGTGGATTCTAATTGGCTTAGCCGTGTTTGCCTTAGCCTCTGCTATTTGGGGATAGCACTAGGAGTTATTGGATGTGGGACAATAAAAAAAGCGGGAGTAGTAGCGACAGGAGCAGCAGTTGGTGCTACTGCCGGTACTGTTCTGAGCGGGGGTGCAGTTGCGCCGATAGTGGGGAGCATGGGAGCTGCTTTTGTGACAGATGTGGCGACCTCGACAATGGAGAGTGTTGGTGGGAGGAATACTGATATGAATTGTGCACCTGATAACTTCTGGAGCTTGCTCGGATCTCTTGCAGAAATGGGAGGTTGGTTGCTTATTTTGGTGGTTGTAATTCCAATGGTATTGGGATGGTTTTTACCCGGGCCTGTAAAAATGAAAGGTAGAGAGCCTAAACATAATAATCCATACATAAGATGAAAGAATACATGAAAGACTGTGTTAAGTCTTTTTTTATTGTATTTGCATACATATTTATTTTATTTTGCATTATGTATGTTTCAGTAGGCAAAGCAGATTTTAAATCTACTTTTCTTATTGGAGAGCCAGAAGGTAGGTATATATCACCATATTCTACTTTGTCTTGGTTATCAAACGATTTAGATGACAATTGGAGAAATCGTGTTTTAGACATGATTGGCGGGGATACTCACGCTGACATAATGGCTAGAAGCACGGCAAACGACTTTGGAAGAGTTAACGGTGTTGATAGAGAGAGTTGGCGCAATCGTATTAGCATCTTGCGTTCTAACGGTATTTCTCCAGTAGTATGGATGATAAGCGATGATAGCCCAGATGTATATGCGAGAGGTTTAGATAACCAGATTGATTACCAAAATCAAGTTGTTTCTGCGGTTGATGACGTTGTTAGCCATTATGTTGTTTGTCTTGAGTGTGACGAATATTATAGCCCTGCACAGGTATCTACACTGATAGGGGAACTTAGAAAGAAAACAGACAAACCAATAGGGGTGCATCTAAAGCCGGGAGTTAAGGCTGAATACATTAAAGATGCAGACATAATATACCTTCAAACAGGATTTAATTTGAATGAGGCACAGTTCCGACAACAAATTGAGAACGCTCTTAGGTTTGGAAAACCAGTTGTCGTATCTGAGTATGACCTACAAGGAACGTCAGCAGGAGCGAGAGCGTTTGGCGACATTGCTTGCTCCTATCCCGGAGTTGTCGGAACAGGAAACGGAAGAGG